AAGAAGAGTGTAGATGAATTAGGACCAGAGTTTATTAATAGAATTATTGAAGGTAATGCAGATAAAATTACTAAATTGAGAGCAGGAAGAAGTTTATTAGAAAAACTTGTTGAGCAGCATAAAGAAGAAAATGACGGTCTTATAACATATGATGAATATAATGAATTAAAGGCAGCAACAATAGGTAAATTAAAAGAACATCTTAGAAGTTTAAATTTTGATTCTACTAAGAAACAACCTCAACAATTAACACCTAAGAAACAAGATCCACCTAAAATTGAAGTTAAAAAATCTAAAATAAATTCAGAATTATCAACTACTCCTAAAAAGAAGAGGAAGAAGGTCATTACTATTCCAATAGGATCTCCAGCAGGAGGAGGATCGGGTGCAATACCAATACCTATGGGTGGTGGTAAATCTAAAAAAACTATTGTTAATACAGGACTATCAATCGGTGATTTGCAGTCACTAATGTTATCAGAAACTTAATAAAATGTCATTAAATAAGTCAATATACGAAGAAATTATTGTAGAATCTAGAGATGGTCAAAGAACCGTTGATATAGCACCAGGTGTTGTTATGTTGGATTATTATGAGGATATTTTTTCACCAACACTCACTGCTAGATTGGTTGTTGTTAATACTGGTAATACAATTAGAGGTCAAGATGGTAAATTGCAGTCAATATATCATGGACTTCCATTGAGAGGTGGTGAAAGAGTTAGTTTAAAGGTGGGTGGTAATAGTGATGAAAATCCAGGTTTAGATTTTGCAAGTGATGAAACTAGATATCTTTATGTCTCTAGTATTACCACTATATTACAATCTACAGAACAAGAATCATTTGTTTTAAATTTAGTTTCTCGTGAGTCATTGACAAATGAAACTGTGAGGGTTGGTAAAAGATATCCAACTTCACTTAAAATATCAGATTCTGTTCAAAGTATTATAAAAGAAAAATTAAAAACTAATAAACCTATTTTTGCGGATGAAACTCAGAATAAGTATGGATTTATTTCCAATATGAGAAAACCATTTACATTATTAACATGGTTAGCGTCAAAGTCAGTTCCTTCAATTGGAGGTGGTAAAGATGCTACTGCTGGATATGTTTTCTATGAAACTAAGAGTGGATATAATTTTAGATCTATTGATAAATTAATTGCGTCTGAACCATTTGAAAAGAAATATATTTACACTCAGGTCAAGAAAATGGATCCTAATAATGCTTATAGGATTTTAAAATATACTACTGCTAAAAATGAAGATTTAATGCAAAAATTGCAAAGGGGAGCATATTGTAGTCAAAGAACATTTTTTAACCCATTAACTTTTACTTATACTGCACCTCCTGATGGAAAATTTGAATTAAAAGATTATCAAGATAAGACTGAAAATCTTGGAAGTGATATTCAATTACCTTCTCTAGATGATAATAGTGCAGATACTTTAGGAACTGTTCCTAGTAGAAATATAACTGCAATTTTAGATATTGGTGCAATGGAAACGGGGGTATCAACTGAAGAGAATGCAGATCCTGCGAAAGTACAATCTCAATCAATGATGAGATATAATTCAATATTTACTCAGACAATATCAATGACAATACCATCAAATACAAATTTAGAAGCAGGAATGTTAATTGAATGTAAATTTCCAAAAGTAAATAAGGATGATGCAAAGAGTAATGATCTTGAGCAAAGTGGTCTATATATGATTAAGGAACTATGTCACCATTTTGACTCTACAGTTTCTCTTACTTCTATGACATTAATAAAAGATACCTTCGGACAACCAGAGAGATAAGAAAATGATAGAAGAATCGCTGTTAAAAAGTAATTTTGTAGGAAGAGATGGTTTCATCTGGTGGGTAGGACAAGTAGCACCAGAGAAAGCACAAGGTGATCAGGTAAATGGTGCTGGTTGGGGAAATAGACGTAAAGTTCGTATTATGGGATATCATCCTTTTAGTACGATTGAATTGGAGGATGAAGAATTACCTTGGGCACAAGTATTATTACCGTCAACTGGTGGATCTGGAAAAGGTAACAAGGCAACAACAATATCATTATCACCTGGTGATAATGTATTTGGATTTTTCTTAGATGGTGATGATGCACAATTACCAGTAATTATGGGTGTATTTGGCAATACCTTATACGCTGGTAGTGATGAATATTCCTCTCCATTTGTACCATTTACTGGATATACTAGTAAAGTTAAAAACGATGGTGCAGCACATCCTAAGAATGAAACTAACGAAGAGAACTCACAATCTCAAAAATCACCAAGACATGTTTCTCCTAAATTAGCAAAACAAATTGGTGAAACTGAGAGAGCAGTTTCTAGAATGGTTGGAGAAACTGTTGTATTTGGTAGTGCTAGTCCTACTGCAACTATAAGTAAGATAACCAGTGAAGTTGATAGTATGGTTAATGCTATCGGAGATTTAAAAGGTAGTTTACAAGTTCCATCTGATGCTGTTGGTGTAGTAAAGGGTAAGATGGATAAATTGCTCAGTGATAAAACTGATAAAATTGCTGGATTAGCATCTGGTCTTGTTGGTAACATGACTAATAGTTTGTATAAAGGTATGGCTCCATCATTGAATGGTGGGTTAAATGCTTTATATGATAAGGTATTTGCTACAACATTTGCTGCTACTAAAAAACGTTCTATTGCAAAGCAAGCTGGTGCAGCAGCACAAGCAGCGATGATGTTACCTGTTCAAGCAATTCAAAACTTCTTACCTTGTGCTGTCGGTAATGTTATTAGTTCTATAGGTGATGCTGTTAAAGGATTGCTTCGTGGAATAATGGATAATGTCCAGAACTTTGTGTCTTGTATAGGTGAACAATTTGTTGCTGGATTGATGAATCAGATTATTGGAGGATTAACTAAAGGATTAGGACCACTTATGGGAGGAGTTTCTAAAATATTAGGTGGGTTTAGTTTGGGTGGTTTCCTTAGATCTAAAGCAGAGGGTTTGATGGCAATTGCTAATGCACTTTCTTGTAATGATACAACACCTGATTTTGATGCACCAACAAATGAGTGGGTAATTGGTAAAGGTCCTAAAAGTGCAGTTGGAGTTGCTGTTGATAGTATTTTAGATGCTGCTAATGCTGCTGATAAGTTAACAGAATCATTAGTTGGTGGTATTCAAGATCTTAGTGTTGCCTCTGGATCTTTGGGAATGTTTGATTTCTTGAATCCAAGTGTGTCTGTTCCTAGTATGGGTAGTAGTCTTGGAAAATGTTATGCAGGTCCACCATTAAAATGTGCTGGATTGAAAGTTAATATTTTTGGTAGTAGAGGTAAAGGTGCTATTGGTAAAGCAATTGTTGGTTCTATTGTAGGAGAAGGTAATACTGCAGTGGGAAGTATAATTGGTGTTGATTTGGTTAGTGGCGGTTCTGGATATAATAGTCCACCATTTATTGAGATAACTGATGAATGTAAGAAGGGATATGGTGCAATTGCTAGAGCAGTAATTGATTATGATGAAAATTCTCCTACTTACCAACAGGTAACTGATATTTACATCGTATCTGAAGGTGAGAATTATCCAGTCCCTGAAGATCAGGGAATTGAACCGTTTGTACCTGATCATGTTATTCCTATAAATCCTGGTGAAAATTATGATGATGATACTGTAGTGACTGATCAGTGGGATAATGTTTATCCAGTTTATATTGATGATGATGGTAGAATTGTTAAAGTTTCTGTTCCAGATAGTGCAGTTGCGAATATATCTACTAATCCTAATGGTATGGATGAATTACCTGAACTTGAAATTGCAAGTAGAACTGGATTTGGTGCAATATTAAAACTAGCGTTGAAACCAAGACCTCCATATCAAGGTGAAATCAAGCAAGTTATTGATTGTGTGAACTAAGATAAATACTTAACACTAGGCATTAACTATGGCAGAAAGACCAGCTAGTAAACAAAATTGGCAACAAAGGGAGTATATCAATCTTGGTCCTAAATTTAGGATTGATATGGGTAATCCTCAAATGGGGTTGAATGGTACTACTACCTATGATTTGCTTGGAGTAGCTGATGATGGGAATACTAGTGCTGTTGGAATGACAGATGCTGGTTTATATCACATTTATAACGACCAGTGTATTGATATTATTGGTGGGGAGAAGGCAGATAGTGGATGTTGTGTTAATATTGTTGGTAGAAACGGTGATATCACGATCACTGCACAATCAAATGGTGAGGTGAAAATAACTGCTAAGAATATTACTATTGATGCTGATGAAAATATAACACTAGATGCAGGGCAAGATCTTAAATTAAAAGCTGGTAATAGGATTGATCTTGAGAGTAATATTGCAAATTGTGATGCTTTAGTAGGAAATCTAGCACCGAGAGATATTTCTTTTGGTGGATTAGTTTTTAGTGGCACTAAGATAGGACTTGATGCTGCTCAAGGACTAAAAACTAGAGGTATATTATAATGGCAGAATCTGATAATTATTTTAGTTTAGATAATAATACAATAGGTAACGTAACAGAGTTTAACAACGATGTTTATGTTTATGGAACTCTTTATGCTGATTTATTTGGTAATACAACAGTTGAGCAAGGTTTAAATTTAGATGTTAATAATTTATATGTAACTGGTATTGCTACTTTTACTAAAGATGTATTCATCTTAGGTGCAGAAGCATACTCTGATTATCTAACGGTAAAGCATAGATTTAATGTTGGTCTTGGTGGAACAGTTCTTACTGCAATATCACAACAAAAAGGTGCTGATGATGGACAAGTAGATGGTCGGGTAGGAATTGGCACTACACAACCTGACGCAAGATTCCAGGTAGGCGAAAGGGGTGATGGTAAGAATACATCCTTCGTGGTTACTGAAGATGGTTCGGTTGGTATAGGAACTACAGTTCCCACTGAGAAATTCCAAGTTGGGGATAAATGCTTAACTGTTAGTGTAGATCCATGTAGGGTCGGTATTGGAACAACCATGCCTGAAGGTAGGTTGCAGGTAGGTGTAAGAGAGAAATCGGTAATTTTTACAGACCCTGTTTCTGGTATAACCTCAGTTGGTATTGGAAGCACAAATCCGTGGCAGATATTCCAAGTGAATGCTGCAGAAGAGACATTTGTAGTTACGCAAACAGGTAGAGTTGGAATAGGTAGTACATTTCCTGGTACTATACCTGGATATAATGAGGGTGCTGATGGTGAAATAAAACTAGATGTAGAGGGATCTGTAAAAATTGACAGGAATATTGTCGATTCTGCCGATTCATCTGGTGCGAATGGATATTATTTAAATCAAGATACAAATGGTATACGATGGGTTCAAGCATCTCCTGTATCATTGGATGGAATGTATGTTCAGGATGAAGGAGTTGATTTACCTTTAAGTGGTACTGCACAATTATTCCAGTGGTTAAACTTTACTCAAATAAACAGTTTAGGTCTTGGAGTAGATACTTTATTACCAATACCTGATCCAGCAAACCCAACTGCGATTGCAAGGATTCAAACTCAGGACTTATGGGGTCATACTAATACTAATAATGATTCTCCAATCTATAGGATGACGAATATTGGTATTAAGAATAATAATCCAGCAGTAGAGTTAGATGTTGATGGACAACTTCATGTAACTGGAGATGTTGATTTTGACTCTAAGTTAAATGTAGATGGTGATACTGATTTACAAGCAAAGTTAGATGTTGATGGAGATACAACACTTAATTCGATACTAGATGTAGATGGTGATACTGATCTTCATTCTAAACTTACAGTAGATGGTGATACTCGGTTAAAGCAAAGGCTTGATGTAAATGGAGATACATTTTTAGATGGGCAATTAGATGTTGATGGATTAACAACCTTTAATAATACTTCAGATGCTAGTAGTACTACTGCTGCTTCTGTGCAAATGGATGGTGGTCTAGGTATTGTTAAGAAATTATTCGTTGGTGGAGATACTAAGGTTGAATCTACAACACAATCAGCTAATAGTTCAAGTGGTTCTCTTGTTACTTTAGGTGGTGCTGGAATTGGAAAGAACTTAAATGTTGAAGGAAATACAAAATTAATTGGTACATTAGAATTAGAAAACCAGTTAATTGATAAATTAAATACAACAGGATATGATGGTTCTCGTAGTAAAAATGATTATAGATTATCTGCTACATCAAGTGGTGTAAAGTGGAGACCATCTGGTGTAGAAACTACCAATACTTATTGGGTAACAAAAGATGGAAATGATAGTAATACTGGTTTATTGGAAGGTGATGCTAAAGCATCTGTAGGTGCTGCGGCAGCAATAGCACAACCAGGCGATACAATTAAAGTTCGTTCTGGTGTTTACACTGAGAATAATCCCATTGGATTGCAGAGAGATGTTACTATAACTGGTGAAGATCTAAGATTAGTTACTATTACACCTTCTAATGTCAATAAGGATGTTTTCCACGTTAGACGAGGATGTTTGATTGAGAATATAAGTTTTCATGGAACATCAGCAGCACAAGAATTTATTAATTGTGCTGTTGTAGCATTCCCACCAACACAAACTTATATTGATGCTGGAGTATCATATGGTGCTATAACTGGATATACTTCTGCTGGACCTGCTAATGAAGGTCCAACAGGAAGATGGAAATCTCCATACGTTAGAAACTGTACTAACTTCTTGAATAGTAGTATCGGTATGAAATTAAATGGACATCATGTTGATGCTGCATATACTGGAACTAATGATTTGGGACAAGATTTGAAGAGTATGGTTTGTGATTCGTTTACACAATATAATGAGGCAGGTATTGGTGTTTCTATTTCAAATAATGCTTATGCTCAGTTAGTTTCTATATTCACTATTGGATGTGAGATTGCTATTGGATGTACATCTGGTGGACAGTGTGATCTTACAAACTCTAACTCATCATTTGGTACATTTGGTTTAGTTGCTGATGGTACTAGTGTTGTTGAGTTTGATGGAACATTACATGAAGCAATAAATGGAGAATCTGATAAGTTAACTCTTTCTGATTGTAGAGATTTTGATAGTGGTGGAAGAAGATATAGAACTCCTTTTGATGGACAAGGTGCATACTTCCATTTAGATATGAATGATTATGCAGATACTCCTTCAACTGCATCAATAACTGAACCAATGCAGTTAATTAGATCTATTACTGTTGTCAATGGTGGTAATGCTGGTGATTATACTGCATCTGCTCCACCAATAATAACTGCAACTTTCCCTGAAGGACCAGAAGCAATATTTGCTGAGTTTTCTCCTAATATAAGTGATGATGGTATAATAACTTCGGTTGATGTTATCGCTAGTGGTAGAAACTACTTACCTACACAAAATATTGTAGTGAGTGTATCTGGTACTGGTAGTGCTCAATTAACTGCAGATATGGATCCTATTTTATATACTGTTGATGAGGCAACTGAAACACCTACATCTGGAGCACTTCAAGGTAGAACTACAATAACCTTTAATGAGTTTATTCCATTTCCTGTTAAAGCAGGTGTAAAAATGGAACTTGTTAGGTTGAGTAGAATTATAACCAGTTCACATTCATTTGAATATGTGGGTGCAGGTACAAATATAAATACAGCTAACCCATTCCAGGCTGGAAAACCTATACCTGAATATGAAGTTGTTGCTAAAAATGGTGGTCAAGTACCATTTACCAGCACGGATCAAAAAGGTAACTTTAAAATTGGTGATGGTTTGACAATTGATCAAACTACGTCTACAATACGTGGAAGGGATTTCAATAGAGCTATACAAGCACAATTAACACCACTGATATTAGCGTTAAGATAATATGGCAATAGCACCCGTTAATAAGTTTTTAAATGTTTCTGTTCCTGTAGCACCAGGATTACAGAAACTTTATGAGGTTCCTACAGGAACTTCATCTTTATTGCTATATGCACAAGTATCTAATGTTGCGGTAGGAACTACATACCCAACAGTTACATTCATTCAAAGAAGAGAGCAAAGAAGTACAGGAAATTCGAGAGATATAAGAGTCATAAAAGATGCTGAGATACCACCAAATGATGCATTGATAATGGTGGATGGTAGAATAGTATTGGAGAAAACTCCATTAGTAATTGATAAAGTTTATATTTCAGGAACACAGAGTGGAGTTAATACAGTTACCAATGCTGCATATGATGAACCAACTGGAATTGTTACTGTAACTACAATGTCTGATCATGGATATAATGCATCAGAACAGATTACAATGGGTGGATTATATTTTACATGTTCTGGTAGTACAGGAATTACAACAAATATTTTCCCTGATCCACAACAAGCATATGTCATAGATACTGTTCCTAGTACAACATCATTTTCTGCTGATATTGGTAGATCTAAGGGATATACTCACATATATGAACCAGCAGTTCATACATTTGTTCGTGGTACTCCACAATGTGTTGAAGTAGTTGATGGATCTGGTAGTGGACATACTGCTGGTACTAAATTTAGTGTATGGAAATGTACTTATAATCCAACTAGTGGTGAATTGACTTTAACCATCGGTGCTAATAGTCTTGTTAATGGAAATACTATTAAAATAGCAGATAATTCTCTGGTATTTACTTGCACTATGGATAACGATTATACAGAACATTCTTATCCAAGATCAACTGATCCTGCTTCAGGATCAAATTTAACTCTTGCGGTTGCTTCTGCTAATGAATCTATTAGAGTCAATGTAGGAACAACAGATGCAGGTGGTATGGTTGCTCCATTACAAATGGAATTCATTGCAAGTATTCTAGAGAATAGTAATGTCTAAGAAATATTTGAGTGGAAGGGTTAAGAGAACCCCACAAGATCAATTAAAGGAAGATAGATATCAATATCTTGGATTAGAGCAAGCAGAACCTAATCTTGGAGATCCTGTTGCTGGTGGAACACCAAGTATTCCTGCAGGTGGTCAATATCAAATAGTATCAATACCTGGATTTCCTGGTCAAAGATTTTGGACTCCAATTGCTGGTGGTAGTACTCCTGGTGCTCTAAGCATATATGATGAAGGATCTCTTGTAGGAACTGCAAATAGTATTACACAAATTGATTTTGTTGGTGCTGCTGTAGAAGCTACTGGTGCTGTTGGTAATGTAAGAGCAACTGTTACTGTTACCCCTGCAACTATAAGTGCTACTCCACCTACAAATGCTAGAGAAGGTGAATTGTGGTGGGAAAGTGATACTGGTGATTTATTAATATACTATAGTGGAGTTTGGGTTATTGCTAACTCTGGTGGTGGTAACATAAATCCAGGTCCTAAAGGTGAAGTTGGTCCTAAAGGTCAAAAAGGTGAATTGGGTCTTACAGGACCTGATGGACTCAAAGGTGCTAAAGGTGCAGATTCAACTGTAGCAGGTCCTGAAGGTCCTCCTGGAAATGCTGGACAAAAAGGTGTTGATGGTTCTCCTGGTAATGATGGACTCAAGGGAGAACCTGGTATTAAAGGTGATGGTGGTGATAAAGGACAGAAAGGAGAGAATAAAGGAGAACCTGGTGACAAAGGTGATAAAGGAGAATTGAATGATAAGGGGGAGAAGGGTGATAAAGGTATAGATGGTGCTGCTGCTAACAAAGGAGATCCTGGTGATAAAGGTGATACAGGTCAAAAAGGTACAGCAGGTGATGGTAATAAAGGAGATAAAGGAGATAAAGGACAGGATGGTGCTACTGCGAGTAAGGGGGATAAAGGTGAAGTAGGTGATAAGGGAGATAAAGGTGAAGGAGATAAAGGAGATAAGGGTGAAACAGGTGCAGGTACTAAGGGAGAACCAGGTGGTGAAGGTGATAAAGGTCAAGTAGGAGATAAAGGACCAAAGGGTGATGGTGCTAAAGGTAATGATGGAGATAAAGGAGACGTAGGTGATAAAGGTATTGTAGGAGATAAAGGTATTGAAGGAGATAAAGGTCAACCAGGTGATGGTGAGAAAGGTAATGATGGAGATAAAGGTGCAGACGGAGATAAGGGTATAGATGGAGATAAGGGTTTACCTGGTGAAGAGGCTGATAAGGGTCAAAAGGGTGAAGTAGGATCTACTACTAAAGGACAAAAGGGTGAAGTAGGACCAGATAATTCCACTAAAGGACAGAAAGGTGAGGAAGGTGATAAAGGTGAACCAGCTTCTGGTGGTGGTGTAGCTGGTAATGACCACGATATTCAATATAATAATAATGGAACTCTTGCAGGTGCTGCTAGGTTACATTATAATGATTCATCACATGGCGTTGAACTTCTCAATAGTGGTGGAAGTGCTCAAGCAATACTTAGATTAAACAATAGTAATGAATTTGAATTATATAATAATGTTTCTTCACCTAATGGTGGTGCTAATGGAGTATCAATAACAGCAAAATCTACTGGTGTATGGTTGCCAAGTAAGTTATATTCTTATGAAACTCCATCAAATACTCAAAATGCTGGAGTTTTAGGTGAATCTGCTGGTTCTGGTGGTTCTGGTTCTGGTCAATCGTGGGATTGGATGCCTCAATTTCTACTAGATGCTCATGCTGAAGTAAATGTTTATGGTGCTGGAAGTCATAGTTTTACAGCTGATCTTAGTAGATTTGCATATTTTATAATGATTCTTACTGGTGGCGGTGGATCAGGTGGAGAAGGTGGATCAAACGCAGGAGGCGGTGGCGGTGGATCAGGTGGAACAGTTATTCAGGCAGGTGGTCATGCGATGTTGGGTGTTACTCCAGTAGCATCTATAACAGTAGGATCTGGTGGCGGTGGTTCAAGTAGTGGTAATGGAAATAATGGTGGTAATAGTGTTATTACTACTAATGGTGGTGGTTCATATGCAATGTATGCTTATGGTGGAGGAGCTGGAATTGGTAATCAATCCTCTATAAATGGTGGTGGTCATGCTGGCAATGCTTCTGGTTCTGGTGGATCACAATCTCAAACAGTTGTATCTAATGGTGCTTTTGGTGGAGTAGGACACACTGCTAACTATCTTCGTGGTTTTGGCGGACCATCATTCTGGGGAGGTCCTAATGGCACTAACTTTAGTACTGCTGGTGCTCCTGGTTCTGGTGGCACTGGTTCTCAAAATGGTAGTACCTCTCAACCTGGCGGTAATGGCGTTGCTGTTATAATCTCAATGTGATCTATCTAAATATCTAAAAAATTATGGCAATAGGACTCACTCAAACAGTAGAATATGGGAATCAGCAAAAAGCTGCTCAATTGAGTGAATTTCTTGCGTCTTTAACCTCTACTGAAACTACTGCATTTAATTCTGGTGCTGATGGATCTAAGAACACTCTTGTTAAGTTTAAAGATTGGCAAAATAAAATATATGCTCAAGAAGTAGAGGCTACTAAAAGTGTTGCTGGTATTACTTCAAGATGTGCCATAGTTAATGATAGTGATGGAATACTTTTTGGTGTATATCCTCAGAATGTTTCAATATCTGATTTTAATCATCCACCAGGAACGACTGTTGTTGGTATAGCAAGTACATATTTTAGTGGATCAGAATGTAATGTACATGCTGGATGGAAATATACAACATCTGCTGGATTCTTTAATCCTAATCTACCTAGTAATGATGATTATCTTAAAATACTTAGAGAAACTAGAGATCTACTTCTTACTCAATCCGATTGGACTCAGAGTAGAGATGTAACTCTATCAAATGATAATGACTGGAAAACTTATAGGCAAACTTTAAGAGATCTTCCTGCAAATACTGCTGATCCTAGCAACCCAACTTGGCCTACTAAACCATCATGAGCGTTATATCCTTTCCCATAAATCCTAATGTAGGTGATACATATTCTTTCGGTAGTTCTACTTGGAAGTGGAATGGTTATGCTTGGACTAGAATACCTGATCCTGGTGCAAAAGGTGAATCGGGTGGACCTGGTGGTGATGGAGATAAGGGTGAAATTGGTACTAAAGGTGATAAAGGTGCTCAAGGACCTACTGGTGAAAAAGGTGATGCATCTGTTGTTCCTGGACCTATAGGACCTAAAGGTGAGGTAGGTGATAAAGGACAGAAAGGAGATGTAGAAGCAAAAGGTAACAAGGGTGAAGTAGGTGATAAGGGACAAAAAGGTGAAATAGGACCAAAAGGTGATAAAGGTGCTGATGGTGCTGATGGTCAAAAAGGTGAGGTTGGTTCCCAAGGTTTAGTAGGTGATAAGGGTGATGTAGGACAAAAAGGTGAACTGGGTATAGGTCAAAAGGGTCAAAAGGGTGAATTAGGTGCTGATGGAAATAAAGGTGATCTAGGTCAAAAGGGTGAAGTTGGTGTAGGACAAAAAGGGCAGAAAGGTGAACTTGGTCTTACTGGTGATAAAGGTACTAAAGGTGAAGTAGGATCACAGGGTACTGTAGGTGATAAAGGTTCTACTGGAGATAAGGGAGATACTGGAGATAAAGGAGATAAAGGTGAACAATCTAATGTAGCAGGACCACAAGGTGAAAAAGGTGCTACTGGATCAAAGGGTGATGATGGATCTGCAGGACCTCCAGGACCTTCAGGTGGACCTGTAGGACCAGGAGGAGATAAAGGTGATAAGGGTGATAAAGGAGATTTAGGATCTCAGGGTGGTACAGGTAATGAAGGTCAGAAGGGTGATCAAGGTATAAAAGGTGATGAAGGTCCTATTGGTCCTGGTGGTGGTCAAAAAGGAGAGAAAGGTGAGGTAGGTTCTCAAGGTATTCAAGGTCCTATAGGAAATACTGGTGATAAGGGTGAAAAAGGTGAAGTAGGATCTCAAGGTACTGTAGGGGATAAGGGACAGAAAGGAGAAATTGCTGAGAAAGGTCAGAAGGGTGAAGTAGGACAAAAAGGTGATACTGGTTCTCAAGGATCACAAGGTGTTCAAGGAGATAAGGGTGATAAAGGTGTTACTGGTAGTCAAGGTACTGTAGGTGATAAAGGAGACAAAGGAGATACTGGATCACAAGGTAGTGCTGGTGATAAAGGTGCTACTGGATCACAAGGTGTTCAAGGAGATAAGGGAGATAAAGGTGCTACTGGATCACAAGGTGATGTAGGAAACACTGGAGATAAGGGAGATAAAGGAGATACGGGTTCTCAAGGTATTACTGGAGATAAGGGAGACACAGGTTCTCAAGGTCCTGGTGGGGATAAGGGTGATGCATCTGTTGTTCCTGGACCTCAAGGAACTAAAGGTGAAGTTGGTCTTACTGGAGACAAAGGACAGAAGGGAGAAGTTGGTTCTCAAGGAATTCAAGGTCAGAAAGGTGAAGTAGGATCTCAAGGTATTCAAGGAGATAAAGGAGATAAAGGTGAAGTAGGAACTAAAGGAGAAGTTGGTGATAAGGGTGATAAAGGTGATCTAGGAACTAAAGGAGAAACTGGAGCAAGGGGATTTACTGTAACAAATAGTGGTGCAAGTGATTATATTATCGATGGTGCTAATGATCCAGATCTTACTTTATTGAGAGGATTTACTTATATCTTTAATGTAAATGCAAGTGGACATCCTTTCTGGATTAAAACTTCTGCAACTACTGGAACTGGTAATGCATATAGTTCAGGAGTAACTAACAATGGTACTGCGTCAGGATCTATAACATTTGCAGTTCCGTATAATGCACCTAATACTTTGTATTATATTTGCCAATATCATAGTGGTATGGTAGGTACTATTAATATTAGTGATGCTGGTCCGAAAGGTGAGGTTGGTGATAAAGGTGCTAAAGGTGAAGTAGGATCTCAAGGTATTCAAGGTGAAAAAGGTGTTAAAGGTGATGTAGAAGCAGCAGGTAATAAGGGTGAACCAGGTGATAAAGGTAATAAAGGTGATCTGAATGATAAGGGTCAAAAAGGTGAGATAGGTTCTGGTTCAGTTCCTTCAGGAGCTGTGATGTTATTCTATCAAGCATCTGCTCCTACTGGATGGACTCAAGTAACAAGTGGTGTAAGTAATAAGGCACTTAGAGTGGTAGATGGAACTGGTGGTGGATCTGGCGGTAGTAATTCATTTACTAGTACTTTTGAGAATAAGAGTATAAGTGTAAGTGGATCTGGAAGTGCTAGTGGAAGTACAGGAAGTAGTGTTTCTGGATCTACAAGTAGTGAAAATGCTGGATCTGTTAGTGTTAGTGGATCTGTTAGTGGTAATTGTAGTGGTAGTCAATACATTTACGCTAGTACCAGTCAAGTAACATTAGCAACTAGTCAGATACCATCTCACGCTCACCAATATCATGCAAAAATTGGTACTTCTGGTGGTAATTATGGTTTTCTTGATCATTTAAATGCTGGTTCTTCAGGACAACCTAATACTAATAGTACTGGTGGAAGTGGAGCTCACAATCACTCATTAGTTAATTACCAAATATCTGGTTCCAACTTTAGTTTTAGTGATAGTTTTAGTGCTTCTGGTTCCCCTAGTAATCATAGTCACGATATAGGCAATCACTCTCACAGTTTCAGTGATAGTGTTAGTGTTAGTAGTTCTGGTAGTGTTGACTTGCGTGTTCAGTATGTTGATGTTATAATATGTTCAAAGGATTAATATAATGAAACTTGAGCAGGGTAAGTTCTGCCCTTTAATTGGTAAAGATTGTATTCAAATGCAGTGTGCTTGGTTTACTCATGTTCGTGGTATGAATCCTAATACAGGAGAGGAAACTGATGAATATGGATGTGCAGTTACTTGGTTGCCTATGATGATGATTGAAAATTCTGGACAACAGAGAGCAACTTGTGCTTCTATTGAATCCTTTAGAAATGAAACTGTGAGATCAACTATGAAAGCACAAGAAATATATCAAAGAGAATTGGAATTAAAAGCTCAAGAGAGATTACAACAATCTAAGCAAATAAAAAATGTAACGGAGATAGAAGAATGAAATTAACAGTCGTTCCATCTGATAAAACAATAATTATTGATACTGAAGGAGTGGTATGTAGTAATGTTGATCTTTCTTGGATTCCTACAGATGTTCATGCGATGCATTGGGATAGTTCAACAAACAAAGGTCACGTTGAATATACTACTGAAGGTAAATGGAATGAGGATATTACTGCAATAGGTATTTGGCAACAAGCAGTAACAGATCATGCTAATGAAAAAACTGCTCAAGCAAATATAATAGAGGCAGCAAGAGATCATTTAGCAGAAGTAAAACAATATAGAAATGCTTTATTATCTTGGTCTGATTGGACTCAAGGTAATGATTCTCCATTAGGTTCTAGTAAGAAAACTGAGTGGCAAACATATAGACAAGCATTAAGAGATATTCCAGCAACTATAGCAGCAGATAGTGGTTTAACTGCGAAGGCGATGGCAGATGACTTTACACATTCCAGTTGGCCGACAAAACCTACATAA